CATTTCGTGCTTGTACATGCGGCCGTACCTAGTGTCTAGCGGATAGGGCGGATCGGCGTAGATGAGCACGTCCTCGCGTTTGTAACGTCGGATAAGCTCAAGCGCTGGCTGTTGTTCAATCTGAACATCCCTTAAACGTTCTGCGATCATCACGATTCTGTCAGGCAATTCGTTCCAATGTTTCACTACAGAAGGAGCATTATGATCAATGACATGTCGCCATCCTGTACGGCCATTCGTCCTCGCACCTCTCGCCATCCAACACCTGACCAAAAACCGCCGCGCTCTCTCCAGTTCGTTCAACTCCCCATCTAGTTGGTAAGAGTTGTAATATTCCTCCCGTGCGTAAGGCGTCCAGTACACCAACCGCGCCAGCTCGTCGGGACGATCACGAATCATGCGGAACAGGTTGACAATGTCGCCGTCTATGTCGTTGATGGTTTCGAGTTGGGCCGGGGGCTTCGAGAAGAAGACAGCACCGGATCCGAAGTACGGTTCCAAATAGGTCGTGTGCGGCGGCATGTGCGAGATGATCCAGTCTGCGAGACTCCATTTTGATCCCGGATAATGTAGAATTCTCGGCGCGCCCATCACTGCACCACCGCCGGAAGCTGTTCTTCCTCCGGCCGCACCCAAACCTCGTTCCAACTGAGTTCGAATCCGGCACCAGCCTCGGCCAGCATCATTGTCGACAGGATCACATTGCCCATTGCAGCCATGGCGGTCGGAGGGACAGCATTCCCGATGTACTCCCGGGCCTTGGCGTCCGAACAATTATCCAGTTGGAACGGCCGCCCATCAGGCAGATGTGTCGGGAACCCCTGCAGCATAGCCAATTCGTATGTCGTGAGCGGCCGGTGCCAGGTGCCGTCCTCGGCCAGAATGACCCACACTCCGCTTTCGGTGTCCGCCGGCATCCGCGGATCGGCGACGGCCGCCGCGCCGGCGTGAATGTCCCCGGCGCCGATGACCGTCTTCGCAGGCTCGTCCCAGCGCAGGACGCCCATCGTGCCAGACCTGGGCGAGCAACCCATGCGAGGGTCGGCGACGCTCGACGCCGACTGCATGATGCGGCTGTTGCCTCGGATCGTCTTTGACGGTCCATCCCAACGCTGAACGCCGTAGCTGTCCTGCATCAGCTCGGTTCGCACGCGCGGATCAGCGACCACGATCGCGCCGTTGTTTGGCCGATGTGCGCCGGTGACGCACGGAGCCGACTCATCGTATTTCGATACCCGATAGATTGCGGCGTGCCCGTTCATATCGAGACCAATTCGCGGGTCCGCGACTGCCGCAGCACCGTTTGAGCGTCCGGGACCAGCGGTGCCGGTGACAGTGCGACTGGGCTGGTTCCAATCCTCCACCGCGTAAGCCCCGCCCCGCGGTTCATGGACAATCCGGTAATTCTGCCAATCCATCCGGTTCAAGTCCCGCCAATCGCCGCCAGCCGGAATGAGCGCCAAACGCACCCACGTTTTCCATTGAAGGCGAGGAAGCCTATGCATTGGTCCTCCTGCCGGGTCGTCCGGCATCGGTAGCGGTTCGATCACGTCACCGATGGTTTTCATCGGCTTTCGAGGCGGATAGTAGCAGAAGTTCGGTACCCGCTTTTCGTACCGCGCCAATATCAGGAACCGCAACCGGTTCTGTCCGAGGCCGCCGATCTCGCCCAAGTTGTGGTCAGCTCGCATGCTGACAGCATATCCGTAGGACTTCAACAGTTTTTCGATCTCGCGCAAAATCGATTGCCCCCGGGTTGTGATGCGCGGAACGTTTTCAAGCTGCACGAACGCCGGCAGGTCGCCGCCGTAATCGCGGCATGCATCCAGTGCTAATCGCAGCCCACGGATGGTCAGCATGTTCAGCGCTTGGTATTTCCTGCTCTTCGCGGACCGTTCAGGAAGGAGGCCGCTGAACCCTTTGCACGGCGGTGACGTGAACAGAAAATCCGGTACCGTCTCCCGGAAAGCCCGCCAAAGGTCCCACGGTTCCGCCTCGCGCCACCCTGCTGGCGGCTCATGACCGTGCCAGTCCAAGTACTGTTGACGGTCAAACAAGTCCATTCGCACCGCTGTTTTCTCGCCAGTAATCTCGTCGTGGAACCGACATGCATCTGGGTCCACATCGATGCTACAAAGCAGTCTGAACCGCCCCACTTTCCCCAACGCTTCCCCTCTGGCCTGCATCAGCCCGAGTGAAGCGCCACCGATGCCGCCGAAAAGAACAACTGCCGTGTATTCGGTTCTCATCGTTGCACCATCCTTTTCTTCTTCTGCTGCTTTTCCCACCACCGCCGGACGCTTACCCGGTACAATATCCGCAGCACATCATCCGGAATATACATCCGCCTGTTTCGTTCTTCTTCCCGAAGACGGATCATGTTTCGCACGGCTTCATACCTAAAATCCAGGCTGTAATCGTCACTGGTGGCGATGCGGTAGAGGGTTTTGAGTCGGCGTTTGGTCATGTCGTATGCCATCACGACACTTCCTCCACCGCCAAATCCGCGAACACCTTCAGCGGAAACTCTTTCATCTCTCCCCTAACTTTGACAACCACCTTATCCCCGCGAATTTCCTCGACTTTGCGGATAATCTTTTTACCTGGAATAGCAATATAAGTCGGCATCAGGCGATATGAGTGTCCCGGTTTGATCTCGTGTGGTTTGAGGCGTTTCATCTGACCACCTCCGGAAACTCATCCCACGTCCGGCCGTCCAACAGCCGGCCGGCAGATTTCTTGCCGACGCGGACCATCTCGAATGCCCTTCCTTCCGTGTCGACGCAAACATACCTCGTCTCTCCGCTTTCCCTGGGAGGGTCAATTGTTGTTGCGGCGATTATTCCATCGCGCGCTTCGCTTAGAATACTCGGTATCTCGATCTCGCTCATTCGCCTGCCAGTTGACCACTCGCCCCATTGCTTGAAGTGGAAAGCGACACCAGCAGCCTGGCATTGATCCCGGATGCTCCGCACCCAATCCGGATGCATCGGGCGGGCACCGGGGCCGCTTTCGCCGCCGACGATAACCCAATCAACTCCTGTCTGAACGTACAAGTCAGTAAAGGCTCCCCATTCGTCGGTGGCTTGGTATTGATATGGCAGGTAATTGGTCAAATCCACCGGCCCCAACAGCGGCTCCATGCTCAAAAACCGCACCGCCGCCGGCGTCTGGAGCAACAGCGGAATCCGTTCGTCGGCCACGCGTTGGTTCTCGACCGAAACGCCGAGCCAGACGTTTGGGTAGACATCCCTTTCAATCCCAGACTTCTCGTAATACCATGTAACCCATTCCCACATTCGTTCCGGGCGTTTGGTGAGAATCTGAAACGTGTGCCAACGCGCCCGATACATCACGTCGAACACTTCAAAGATGAACCAGTCAGGAACAGCTTCATGAAACAAGTCAGACATGGAATTAACGAAAATTCGCCGCGGTTTTCGCCATTTCAATGGCTGATTCAACGCATTCATCACATATTGAACCTTACCCGTCCACCGCGGTCCGTGCGGCGTCATTTCGGCCAGCCCTTCATATGGCTGTCCTTCGCCGGAAAACCTTGCCGCCACGCGCGCGGCATAGCAGTTCCGGCAACCCTCGCTCACCTTCGAGCAACCGCGCAGCGGGTTCCACGTCGCATCCGTCCATTCGATTTTGCTTTTGTAACCCATCATGCCTCCACCTCCACGATCTTCAAAGTCGGATAACGCTTCTCGAACAGCTTCCGCTTGTCCCGGTACGTCCGGGTCTTCATCCCCTTCACGTCTTCCACCGTGATCCGCCCGTCCGCCCAGCAGATGAGGAAATCTGCGACGTACTCCATCTTTTCGAACTCGACACCATCCTTTTCGAACCCTTCCTCCAGGAGGAACCGCGGCTGAAGGACGAACCATTGCACTTCACCGGCGGCTCTGAGCGTTTTCAGTTCGACGTATCGTGCGGCCTCGGCCTTGGAATCGAACGTGATGCCGTCCACCTTGGTCCGCTTGTTTCGGTACTTCGCTGGTTTCTGACCGGCAAGCATCGCCCGGTATGCGGCTGCCGTCATGCGTTCCTGCGTCATGCCCACCGCCTCCTCTGATCTGGTTCACGCTTCGATGCCGGCTGCTCATCATGCCCATGGTCAAGGCTGACAAACTTGTTGAAATTCTTCAGGAACACCAGCTCGACAGTGCCGACCGGTCCGTTCCGTTGCTTGGCGATGATGATCTCGATGATGTTTTTCCGGTCAGTTTCCTTGTCGTAGTAGTCGTCCCGGTACAGGAATGCCACGATGTCCGCATCCTGCTCGATGGCGCCCGATTCGCGTAGGTCTGACAGCATCGGCCGCTTGTCCTGCCGCTGCTCGACGCTGCGGCTGAGCTGGGATAGGGCAATGACCGGCACTTCCAGTTCCTTCGCGATTTGCTTCAGTGCCCGGCTGATCTCTGCCACTTCAACCTGTCGGTTTTCGCGTCGACGCTGTCCCGGACTGATGAGCTGCAGGTAATCGACGATGACGAGATCCAGTCCCTTTTCCCGTTTCAGCCGGCGGCACTTGGCGCGGATCTCATTCGTCGTGATGGCCGCGGAATCGTCGATGAAAATTTTTCGCTCCGATAGCATTCCGACGGATGTCGTCAGTTTGGGCCAATCGTCACCCTGCAGGTATCCGGTCCGCATCCTGCCCGCGTCGATGTTTGCTTCTGCGCACAGCATCCGCTGGATCAGCTGAGACGTCGGCATTTCGAGGCTGAACATTGCCACAGTTGCGCCTGACTTCCCAACGTTCTGTGCGACGTTTAGAGCGAAAGCGGTTTTGCCGACCGACGGGCGGGCCGCAACGATGATCATGTCACCGGGCTGAAACCCAGCCGTCATCCGGTCCAGGTCAGGATATCCTGACGCCAAACCAGTAATTCCGCGGGCATCCGGGTTAGTCGCGAGCTGCTCGATCCTTTCGTATGCCTCCATCAGCGCCGCCCGTATCGGCACGAAATCCTTTTTTGGCGCCACTTCGTCTTCCAGCGTCGCGGTGACCATCTGCATCTTTGCTACCAGCTCTGCGCCGGACTCAGCCTGCCCGGCTGCCGCCGCCAGTCCCTGCACCTGCTGTAGGGCCTTCCGATGGACGGCGTGGTCTTTGACAATGCGGACATAGTGCATCACGTTCGCGGCGGTTGGAGTGGCGCTGACAAGGCCTGTCAGATATCCGACGCCGCCGGCTACAGCCAGCAGCCCTCCTGCTTGGAGGCGACTTGACACAGTGACCGGGTCGATCGGATCGCCATCGTCGTAGGCTTCGGCCATAGCCCGGAAAATATGCCGGTGTTTTTCCAGGAAGAATTCGTCGCCGCTGAGCGACTCTGCAATCTGATCAAAAACGCTGTTGTCGAGCAGGATCGCGCCGAGAATGGCCACCTCTGCTTCGATGTTGTGCGGCGGCGGTACTTCTCCGGGTGGTGCATCAGGAATCGGTATGTCAAGCACGTTTCGCAATGCGTCTCAACTCCTCGCGTACATAATCCGGCATCGGGACGGCACGCTCCCGCAGCCGTTCGAGTTCATCCAGGTATTGACGCGTTTCCTCCACGCCGGGGACCGTAGATTTTTCCTCGCTGTATCCACGGCGGATATCGGCGATGGTCGGCGGAAATCGCTCATTCCGAATATGCTCGCTCAAATTCTCCTTGGCCACGTCAAACGGTATGTCTTTCAGATGCTCATACCAGTGGAGCACCTGGTCTTTCATCAACTCGTCCGGCACCCTGAATGCCGGATAGGACAATGTGATTGCTTTGAAAAGCTCAACCACTTCAGCCTGTGTCACGTTCCTCAAACTCCTTTGCCAGTTGATCCAATAGCGCAATTTGATTTGCTTGCCGGGACTTACCGCCCGGCGGATCTCGCCGGCGCGCCTTATCGTGTGCATCGTCCAGTTTGATCGCCTGCTCCAGCGTAAGTGCGCCGTTTCGGAAATAGTTCTCAACGATGGCGCGGATGAAGGTGAAGTTAAAGCCTGTTTTCCCTTTTTCGGCAGCCCGTTCCATCGCCCGAATGATGACGGCTTCTTCCATCCCGTCGTCGAGATAGCTTCGCAAGATTTCGCTATTGTGAGGATGGCAATCCAGTCCAAAAATGCGTTTGTGTGCCTGTTCAAACGTTTCAGTCTCCTGCACGGGCGTATTATCAATCAATCCATCATTATTGGTATTGGTTAAGGTTACGCTGGACGTCCGCATGACGTCCGTCGGACATCCGTCGGACGGTTTTGGGGCATCCTTCTTTTGTCGTTCCCTTCTTTTCCTTTCAGCATCTGCAGCGCGTTTTTCCAACAGTTTCCCGGCATAATCATGCCAATCGTGGATGCTAAGAGTGCCATCTTCGTTGCGGTCGATGAATCCAGCCTCGATGAGACTCTCAACGAATTGTCGCTCGTCGCCCGGCCAGTCAGCGGCGATAGCAATATCTTCCGGATCACAATGGGAGAGGTCGCCATCCTGGGCGTATTCCATGGCCCACCACCAAAACAAATGCAGGTGACCAATTGCTTGAGCGATATGAATATTCAGTTTTCTCGCCAGTTTCAACGTTTTGGGGTGCTTGGCTAACCCCTGATGGCTCTCAATCCAAGCCACTGTCGATCCTCTCCCTCTTCTGTGATCATGCCGGAATAATCCTTTTCGTCCCCGTATTCCTGTGAACCAGATGCAGTTCCCCCGGCGGACACTTTTCAACCAACCAGTTGTTCGGGTTCAAACGCACCGCGGCGATGGCTTTTTTCTGCTTGAGCGTTGGTTTCTTGCCTTGCATGCCCCCACCACCTCATGTATCTTTGCCAAAGCCCAACAGCGTCTGGTCTGCATTGCTCACATCGGACGCGGCCGATCCGTTCTCTTCATGCGTTTCCTGGTCCGTTTCTGCGGACGCCCCAATTTCTGCCGTGACGTCGATGACATTGTCGTCGTCCACGGCAGGTTCTTCGCCGTATTCGAGTTTCGTATCGAGGTCCTGGCTGTATGCCGTCCGCATTTCAATGGAGAGAATGCCCCACTTGGACAACATGTTTCGAATGACGGTTTTCAGGGCCATCGCGTCATAGTCGTTTTTCCAGCCGAAATCACTTTTGGCGAACCGTTTGCGGTGCGCTTCGATCTGATCTTTCGACCAGTACACTGCTTTGCGGAATCCATTGATGAGCTCAAAATAGCCGGCATACCCGATGATGGCGTCCGACTTTTTCTTTTCGAAGTCCAGAACGAGATCTTCCGTCAACGGATTCCATTTCACCAGCTCGCCTTCATGGACCGGAAGAGCGTTCAGCGCCTTGTACAGGCCGGTCCGCAGCGCCAATTGGATGTATCCCTTGTACCCCAACTGGAACGTGGCCTTGTTTCCATACGGCACAACCCACGCATAGCCGAGGTTTTTGTCTACGGGGAGGTCAAGCGTAGCTGCCACCATGCAGGAACCGATCACGCTCATCGGATCGCACTTTTGGAGATTGGTGTCCGAGTTCACGAGGTTGATGATGCTGGTCATAAACTGCGGCGCACGCTTGCCCAGCACTTCCTCGAAACGTTTCTTGATCGTTGGGCTGTTCAGCAGAGACTTCACGCCGGCGATCGGGGACAACTGTCCACCGTTACCGTTGTTTTGCTGGCCTTGTGCACGTGCGCTGAGGGCAGCGCCCAGACTTTTGTTTTGAGCCATGGTTTATCAAGCCTCCATTCGTTTGATTTCGAAGCGCCGGGACGACGTTTGGTTCGTGTACTTCGCATATATGTCCGGCAGTTCGGCTTTCAGCCGTTTGGTGTCAAGTCGAGAAGAAGAAATCGAACGCCAGGTGATTTTCCAATCTTTGAACCGCCCTACTTCGTATTCACCGAGCAGCATCTTGATATTGTTCGCGGCCTCTTCCTTGCGCGCGGCGGCGGCTTTCTCTTCCTCCGCGGCCTGTTCGTACTGCTCAATCCACCGCTCAACCGCGGACGGCAAGTCCAATTCAAGGCCGTTCGATTCAGGATAAATTCGCCTCACAAGTTCTGAAGAAGCGGCGGAACCGTCCGGATCCGGCGGGATCTCCTGCAGCACATGATAGTTCCAGAAGTGAGATTCGATTTTGATAAGATCCCGGATAATCGCCTCGTCGCGCTCGATGCGCTTGTATATGAAGCGATTTCCGCCGATCAGGACTGCGATCCACCACGCGCTGAAGCCCGTCACGGCCATGTAGTGATGGCACTGAATCGCGTATTCCCAGGGGATCTCGTCTCCGTCCCATTCGCCTGCCTTGTATGCTCCGGCCGTCTTGCACTCCAGACCTTCGTTCTTGCCGACGATCACGCGGTCTACGTTCGCCAGCATGAACGGGTAGTCAGGATGACGAAGAATCGCGTTGCGGCGCCGAACCTTCTGTCCGGTCCTGAGCGAAAATTCCTCAGCGACCAAGTCTTCCAGCTTCTTTCCCCAGTACATGGCCTCATTTTCCTCGTGTGGCTCCACCAGTCCGAGCTTCTCCATATACACCTGCAGCGGGCTTCGATAGCGGGAGAGACCGGCGACAGCGGCTGCGTCGCTGCCGCCGATACCTTTCCGCCTCTCTTCCAGCCATTTTTCGCGAGACATGCCTCTCGTACTAATCAATTGCAATGCTTGCATTTCAATCCTCCAAACCTGCTTTAATATACCGGGCGCCCGTCGCTCGGACGTAACACTGTTCGCAACAGTAGTAGTTGTCGTCATCGTCTATGATTGCGTGATCACCAAGAAAGATTTCTTGCATGCAATCCTCGTTGGCGCAGTCGGCGACCCAGTCGATTGGTTGTTGTTGAGGGTCCGGCAGCCCATAGGCAAAACGATCAAGGCTAACCATTAAAGTTCCTCCTTGTTGCCATCCACCACACATGGTAGAATGATTTCAAACGAAAATTTTCTTTTAGTCGCCTCAATGGCGGCTTTTTCTTTTTCGTAGGCTTGCTGCGCTGCTTCCACCGTCAGGTTTGCCAAATATGCATTGGCCGTGTGCGGTGCAGCGGCCTGAAATTTTTCGCGCCAATCCGCGTCACAAACATCACCGATCCAAAACACTTGCGGCATCGCGTTCACCCCCCTCTCCCTCCGCGCCCTCTCCAGTTCCGCCCTGAGCCTGAGCTCCGCCGCCTGCAGCCGATAGATAGCCGCGTCGATGTGCTCCGGATCCGCCTGCTCAAACTGCAGCCGAGCGACCTGCCAGGCTTGCAGGGCCGATTTGTAGTCAGTTCTTGACATTGATACCGGCCTCCTCGATCTCCGGCGTGCACTCCGTATCCGTCAAGATCTCATAGATCTGTCTCAGATCCTCGATCTTGATGATCAAATCGACATGACGCGGGTTACGTGCATCCTGCAACTTGCGTCTTGCGACTTCCAGCTTAGC